GAGTAATGTCAGCTTCTAAGCTAGTTCAAACCTCATTCACGGCGGATGCACAGAGTTCAGCAACTCTGTCTTCACCTGTGAATCGACCAGGGAGTGCGAAGATGTATACCATCTCTATCTCTGGTACGTGGACAGGAACCATCGCCTTACAACGATCCTTGGATAACGGCACAACCTGGGTCACCGTTGAAAGCTACACTGCAAATACCGAGAAGAACGTCGAAGTAGTATCTGACTACTGGGTATATAAGTTAGCTACTACAGCGACCATGACCGGCACAGCCGTAACAGCCTTCGCGAAGTAAGCCATGCCTTATGTGTCCATCAAGATACCACCTGGCATAAAGAACGAAGGAACTTCCCTCTCTAGTGATCCAACGTGGTACGACAGCGATAATGTTCGTTTCAAGTCCGGCATCCCTGAGAAGATAGGGGGCTGGAAAAGGAACACAGGAACAGGTCTTAATTCCCTTGCGGGTGTTTGCCGATCCATACACACCTGGCGCTTAAACTCGGGTCTTATCGTTACCGCACTCGGGACGAGTGAAAAACTCTACCTGTTTAACGACAGTACGCTCTACGATATCACGCCACTTCGGGCGGCAGCGCAAAATCCAGGTACCGATAAATTCAGTCTCACAAACCTAGATGCCACTGTTACCGTAACCCACACAGGCCACGGAAGCGCAGATAACGCATATGTTACGATTGCGGGATTCACAAGCATCAATGCCGTTGACGCGGAAGTTAATACCAACCACCAGATAAGTGTGGTTGATGCGAATACCTATACTTTCGAAATGGCATCAGCGGCAACCGGCACCGATGCTGCTGACGGTGGTGCATCGGTAACAATCGATTATGAAATCGATATCGGTAATGAATCAGCAGCCAGCGCGTTCGGTTATGGCGCAGGCCCTTACGGGCTTGAGGCATGGGGTGATGAACGTACTATTTCGGGTGTGACTGTTGATCTACGACACTGGTCAATGGATAGTTTCGGTGAGGATCTAGTAACCTGTCCTGAAAACGGGCGCATCTATACATGGGCTGGCACAAGCCCACTAACAACAAGAGCGACCGTGCTGAGTAACTCTCCTCTTACTAGTGACGTTGTTATTGTAACGAACCCTGATCGACATTTGGTTGCGCTCTCCACAGAGATAAATGGCTCTACTCACAACCAGTTAGCCATTGCGTGGGCGACACAAGAAACCAAGAATACATGGACACCAACGTCCGAAAATACAGCGGGTACTCAGGTCTTATCCGGCGGCAGTGTTATCCTGGCCGCAGAACGATCTCAGAATTCTACACTGATCTGGACAGACACAGGTCTTCATAGTATGACCTTCATCGGTCCTCCTCTCACTTTCAGCTTCAACGAGATTGGAACTAATTGTGGTGCCGTTAGTAATATGTGCGTTGTCAATAAGAATACCACCACATACTGGATGGGTTCGGACGACTTTTTTCTCTACGATGGTGTTGTTAAACAAATACCCTGCTCGATACACCGCAGCATATTTAAGAACTTCAACCGCTCTCACAGGTCAAAGGTATACGCAGGATTGGTCAACGCGTTTGATGAAGTCTGGTGGTTTTACCCGTCTGACGCAGGCACCGAAATCGACAAGTATGCGGTGTACAACTATGTAGAAGGGTTGTGGTTCGGCGGTTCAATGGTTCGTAGCGCGTGGTCAGACAGCGACTTGTTGACCGTCCCTATTGCCACGAGTGTAGATGGTACAATCTACGAACATGAAACAGGTGTTGATGACGACACCTCCGCTATGACGGCCTATATTGAAAGCGCAGAATTTGATATGGGGGAAGGAGAAGACTTCATGCTAGTGGATAGGCTCATTCCGGATATGACGATTACCACAGGCAGTGTTGACTATATTGTCAAAACCCGACGCTATCCCCATTCGACACAAGTAACTGATACGACAAGCACAGTAAGCTCATCCACGGAAAAGGTAGACCTCCGTATTCGAGCACGGCAACTCTCGATAAAAATTGAGTCCGATGCACTACTGGATGACTGGAGGTACGGGATACCGCGGTATCGAGTACGAGCAGACGGTAAACGCTAATGGCCCAAGTAACACGATTAGGTTTATACGGGGGTCCTAGAGCACCCTATCCAGTATCCGCTGTTGCATCCGCGACAGTAACCGCGTCCTTAACTGAGGCACAGGTTGTTGCGGGTAGTGAAACAATAGTTATTGATCTGATTAACGATACTTGGGTTGCTTCAGGTGCTACGTTCAACGCCCAGCGTCAGAACATCATCGACGGTCTGGACTCGGCACAAGCCGAAGCGACAGGATGGAACGCGGAGGTTCGAGATAAAGAGGTCGTTGGGGCTGTTGCGCGAACCAGTGACACAAAGGTCACAATCACTTTAACTGCTGCCGCTGCATATGCTATTACTGCAGATGAAACCATTACTGCCACCATTCCAGCCACAGCCGTTACCGCAGCCGGAGAACTAACCGCTACGCCGACGTTCACAGTAAGTAATGCCATAGATGATGATCGTTGGTCATATACCCGTGGGATTACCCGCAACTGTGGTGAGCAAATAGTGAGACCGCTAGCAGCATAATGAAAATAATGTATAATACAGTTGACTTTAAGAGAGTATATTAATGGCCACATCAGGAACAACAACCTACAATCCGGCAGTGGATGACATCATCGAAGAAGCCTATGACCAGATTGGCATAGAGGTTCGTTCTGGATATCAATCTCGCAGTGCCCGACGCTCGTTGAACTTGTTGTTTCAGAGCTGGACTAACATGCAAGTCAATATATGGAAGACGGTAATCACGTCCCAGGCCCTGGTCGCGGGAACCACAAGCTATACATTAGCTGCCGATATAATTGATATCAAGAGTGTCGTTCTCCGCCGCAGCTCGATCGATACGACTATGCACCGATTGTCACGCGATGAGTACCAGACCCGACCTAACAAGGCGACCTCAGGTCGACCTTCCCAATTCTGGTTACATCGGCTATCGACACCCGTCCTGCATGTATATCCAGCACCAGAGAATTCAACAGACACTATTCGATTTTACGCGATGGAGCGGATCGAAGATATCAGCACATCCCAGAATAATGTCGATATACCTAGCCGCTTCCTGCCGGCAGTCCACTCGGGACTAGCTTGGAAACTGGCTGTTAAATTTAAACCAGAAATGGCACAATCAAAGTACGCAGAATATAGTGAAGACTTACGTCTTGCGATGGACGAAGATCGAGAACGTGTACCCTTCAAGGTCACAATAGCAGGAGGACTAGTCTAATGGGAATGGGCGGCGGAGGAATGGGCGGCGGCGCAGATAGCGGCGGGCCGGATGGAGGACCTGGCGGTGGAAATACTGGCGGTAGTAGCGGGCACGACGACAGAAATGGTCGTGGTACGGGCAACCCTGGTAAGGGTAATACACATGGCGTAGGTGCCATGTCTAATGGCAGGAACGAAGGTCGTGGTGACAATAATACCGCACCACCAGCAGGGCATCCAGATCACGGTCTTAGTGGCACAGTTGGGAATCCTGAGGGTTTTGCCGATAATACTATGGGCAACATTAATTGGGCTACTAACGTAGCTCGTAAAGTTGAGGCATTTGGTAATAGACATAGAGGACTTGTAGGTTTAGCTATTAGCACAATTAATCCCCTAGCTGGACTGGGTTACGGTTTCTTAAGTAAAGCAGGTATTATTGGTGGTCCACCTTCGGAAGGTAACACAGGTGGAAGCGCAGGCGGAGATAGAAATGATGTTGGAATCGCAGGGTTAGGGTTGGGTGGAAATACCGAAGCAGCCATAGCAGCAAGATCCGCTCGGGAAATACCTAGAGCTGGTCCTCGAACCTATGGCTCGAACGTTACCCCTACTTACGCTGAATTACAGGAGCAGTTCTCGCGCAACGAGATAGCCCCAGGTTCGGAGTCATATGCCAATCCTAATTTATTTAGTTACGGTACAGAGGCGTATCGATATGACCCGACCAGTGACTCATTCACCAGTGTATATAGCGGGGAACGAATTAGTAACGACCTCGGACAAGGTGGCCTTGCGTCCTTATGAGATATACATCCGGAAAAAAAGCGAGAGCGATGTGTGATCGATGCGGGTTTGAAATGGCCTATCTCGATCTGAAGAAAGAGTGGACGGGCTTAATGGTTTGTAGTCCCTGCTGGGATCCTAAAACCGCGCTCGAATTCCCTAGTAATTTCCCTGTTGATCCAGAGGCACTCAAGGACCCTCGCCCTGATGGTGACGTAGAATCGGGGAACGGGACATATAGTATACCTAATATCATTCCCCATACTTTCGTAGGGTTTGAAATCGAGATAGCATTAGGTGACGTTACGGTAACAGTCACATGACAACATACGCAGAATTAACTACCCAGATTCAAGACTGGGCTGAGAACACAGAAGCAACATTCGTAGCAGAAATACCAGTGTTTATAGCAAACGCAGAATTGCGGATATACCGCAGTGCTGATTTAAACACAGCGCGTAAAGAGGATGCGACAATCGCTCTATCGGATGGCGTAATATCGGCAACACTCCCGACTGATCTGGTTGTTATTCATTCTGTTGCATTACTTATCAGTGGTGCTCGAACCCTGCTATTGCAGAAAGATAAATCATTCATAGACGATTACACAGGAGATAGGACTGCTACTGGGACGCCCAAGTACTATGCTTGGGATGACGATGTAACGGTATATCTTGGACCTACTCCTGACGCCACCGCGGCAGCAGGGACGCTGGCCATTGAGTATACCTTTCGACCCACAGCATTATCGGCATCACAAACAACCACATGGCTCAGTCTCAATGCACCCGATGTGTTGTTCTACGCCTGTCAACTGGAAGCGGTTATCTTCATGCAGAAAGAAGAAGACACAATCGCATCATACAAAGCAGGATACGAGCAAGCACTAAAAGGGCTTATTATGGAAGAGGTAGCGAGAAACCGCACCGACTCTTATCGTGATGGCGAAATCAGGATGGGTAGATAATGGCTATTACCCAACACA